AGCAACATACCTCCCAATTAAATTGTTTATATTATATATTATTTTGTCAAAATTTACAAATTTTATTTTGCACTGAAAATTCAACATGCATAAAACATCAAAACGTTAATTTTCTTTCGTTAGAACGCAATCTATGACGTTGAATTTTAGCCAAAAAATAAAAAAACCGGGCATTTTAGCCCGGTTCTACATCTTGATTATCTAAATTTTCAAATAACAATTCACTCGCTCTATTGATTTCATAAACAGCTGCTTCAATTAACGCATCTAATTCTCGATCTGTTATATTGATACCTTTAGTCTTAAGAAATTCTATTACATACATTTTCTTTTGAGTACCGCTTCCTGGAAGCTTAAATATTTGTTCAGCTGCAGCCACAGCAATATTAACCCACATTTCAATTGTTGTTAATTTTTCATTTGTTAGCTTAGTTCGTAGCCACGGAGCTACTAAGCCTGTTAAAATAACACCTATTAACGATATTACAAGCGTTGCAATTTGATAACTTATATTACTCATATAATCCCTCCATTTATTTTATTTTGTTTGCCATATTTATTAAAAGTAAATCTAAATACTTTACAACGTTAGAAGCATTCTGCCAATACTCCGTTGTATTCATAACACCTTTTTCCTTTAAAAATTTTAAAGCTTCATCTACTGTTTTAATTTCCATCCTTGCCTCCAAAATCTTAAAATACTCAATAGGATCTATCGAAACACCTTGTGCGTTTCTGACTTCAAAATGCAAATGGCTACCATACGAATAACCGGTCTGTCCTTCTACTCCGATGAGTTGCCCTACTTTAACCTTGTCGCCTTTATTGATTAGCCGTTTCGATAAATGACAATAATGAGGAAAGTAACCATAACCATCATCCATTTTAATGTAATTGCCCCATTCCCATGTAGGATTAGATTTGTCCAGGATGATTTGCGAACTAACGACAGTTGCATCGCATATAGCTAATATATTTTTAGAGGTAAGCCCTACACAATCTATGCCCTTGTGAGGTCTGGTATCGCCGTTAAGATTTCGAGGTCCAAACGGTGAAGTGATTTTATATTCACCTTCATAGAGTTTCATCATCATCCACTCCCTCATCGTTTAAAATCTTCTTTTTCCGCTTCTTAACGATAGTCAGTAACCAGCCTACGTCATTCCCAGCATCGTCCAAGTTCTCTAAGATGGATTGACATTCTCTAAGGAATAAAACAGCATATACAACAGTGCCTAAAAAAGAAGCAGCTCCTGCTACGGGAGACACCCTATAACTTAATCCAACCATAATAAAGATTATTAGATATGCAAATATTTTTCTCGATGTTCCTGTCCACATATCATTACTATTTATTTTCCTTTTTTTAATACTGTTCCACAAGCCACCATTTCGACACCCTATTGCGTAATACTTAGTTATGACATCTAACATCATTACACCAAGAACAGCGCAAAAAGCGGTCAAATAAGCTTGCTCTGGAAACATAACATACATTATTGCACTTAAAAAAACAGCCCAGAACGGCTGTACATTTTCAAATGCACTTTTTAAATACTCACTCATTTCTCACCTCTATCCAGGTTGTCCAAACCTTATATTTTCGTAATCTTTGCGCTTTACCTTTACTTCCCATGCAAATTTAATATTGTCGCCTTTCACTACAAAGCTTGTTTTATTTCGTTCTGCTATATATACTTTTCCGTCGCCGTAAGCCTGTAAAAACACTTGATAAGGTAAATCAGTATTAACACAAGCGAGCAATTTTTCGTCTAAAGTTATAATACATTCACCGTTTACAACTTCATTTTCGCCTATATCACCGAAATATATTTCGGCTGTTTCGTATGCACTAAAATATACTTTTCCATATTCTTCGGTATCAATTACACAGTTTTTCATACCGCTTACATTAAAACTAAGGCAACTAACAGAAACAAGTTGCGCGCCTAAACGTATTCCGTACGGGGCTTCAATATCAATTGTCCCAAATGCAACTATATCTAAATTTGCATCCCCTGCAATGTAAGAAGCCCATTCAATTCCGTCATTAAACCGAATACCACTATTGTCTACTATTGTTGCGCCTGATTCAAATCCTGTGCTTAAATAACCGTTGATAATTGCATTTCCGTTCTCTACTTTTAATAGGTATTTATCATCAGTTTTACTGTAAATTTCAATTGCTCCGTTATCAATAGTAGTCGTATTTTCAGCGCTTTCACTAACTAATGTTGAGCCTGTGATTGTAACCCCATCAATATTTATAGCTGTTAGCGTTCCTGTTGTGATTTCGTCGGCGCTTATACTCTCACCAGTTATAGCAGTTCTCCAAATCCATTCACCCTGAATATTTTTTGCATTTGCGATTAAAATGCCCCCACTTGACATTAATATAACCCAAGTGCTTTCATCTTCCGTTGGTTGGTTGTGTATCAATATGCCTCGGTCATCAAAAGTAACATATCCTGTTTGTCCCTCGACTGTTTCAATTGCATCATTCAAAGTACCTGTTAATCTTTCGGCTATTAAATTTCCATGCTCATCTATTACATTGTTGACTTTTTTCTCAGTAGTAGACACTCTTTTGTTAATATTAACAAATTTTGTTGTCAAGTCTTGTATTGGTTTGCCTAAAATTACCCTGCTATTTAACCCTGTTACTAAATCTCTTTCAAGTTCTACAATTCTGATATTGATTTCAATATTTAAAGCATCGTCAACTACTCTAACCGTATCACCTAAATCAAAAAAACCTAATTCTTGCAGTTCGCTACCTTGTACGACTTCAACCTCATAACTTACAGTGTTTTCAGCTCTGTCAATTATTCGCCTTATAAATTGCAAATTCTTTCCGAATCTAAAATCAGCACCCCTATTAGCACCTAATTGTTGTAATAACGCAATGTCATTTTGAAAATAAGATAATTCACCGCCCCAAATTACCGCAACTTGATATAATAAACTCTTGATATCTGTTTCATCTTGTATGTCAATAGACGATGTTGTTGTTACATCCGTTCCTGTGAATGTAAATCCACTATCTAAAAGCAAATCATTCATAACATATATTGCACTTCTGTTTTCATGCACAAATGTTAATTTTGTTTGTTTTATTAAATCATAACTGATATGTTCGCAACTAACTACTACTTTTAACATGTTATTTTCGTCGTGTTCATCTTCTAATGAGACAACTCTAAAATAGTCATTATCGTATACGATTAAATTATCTTCATCATACAAAAATTCTGTTTTTAAAGGTTCAATTAAAGCCACAAAATTAAGTACATATTCACCGTTTATAACTTTATGTACATTTGCACTTTCAAGGTTATTTAAATAAGCTAAAATAACATTATCTTGATTAATTATTGTAAGTATTTTACCCACCTACTTTCATTTAAAAAGGACCTCATAAGAGATCCTTTTTGATAAGCTAATGCTTAGTTGACAAAATATTCGTTTTGTTCCCTAATTTTTATTATATATATTTAATGCTGCATCATAAGCTAAATCCAAATTAGCTTTTACTATGCCTTCAAAATCTAATTTTGTAAGATACCTATGTAGCCAAATTTCTTCTGATTTTTTATATTGTCTATTTCCCTCTGTATAATATGGTATTTCAGATTTAATTACATTAATAATAAAATTAAATTTTTCTTCATTAGTCATGGTACCACGCTCCATATATATTTTTTATTATTTTAACATATATAATTACATGATTCCATATGTAAAAAACACACTTTTCTAAGTGCTTTTTAGTTTTGTTCCCTAATTTATAGGAACTATTTTATCTTGATAACCGTCTGCAATTAACATCATGTCAACATCTTCTTTAAGTGGTAAAAGCTTTGAATTACTAAATACTAACTTGTAATCCAATCTTCCTTCTTCAATTCCTTGCACTAAATATAAAGCCATAGCTTCCATCTCCTTTTCTCCTTTAATAGTTTAATATAATAAAATCCAATGCACCTTGCATGGTTTCTATTTGTGATTGCAATTTTTCAATTTCTGTCGGCTCCTGCTGTATCGGTTCCGGATTATGTGCGTCAATAACTGCTTGAACTGCTATCATATCAGCACCATCCGCAAAAGTCATCCATACATTTTCTGCTGTTATTTCTCCGTCTTTTCTATCGTGCATAACACTCAAAGGCACTATTCCGGCTACAATTAACTCATCATGTAGTTTATTTGGATTAACATTATTAATAATCATTTTAACCTACCTTTCTAACCGAACAACCTGTCCCGCTTGGTGAAATATCAACTGCTGTTCCTTGCGTTTGGGACACCCTAAGATTTAATAATGTACCAACTGTGCAATATTTAAAATAACTATTATATAAATATGTCGGACTACCGCTAGCCGGCATAAATGTTTGTAAATAATCTGTCCAAATATTCCTGAGTCCAACTTGCGTACCTGTCGCTAATGTAGCAAATACAATGCCACAATTTATTTCGTACATTCCTTCCTTAGTAATTTTAATTTGTCCTGTTTCGGCGTCAATTTCGCAAAAATCCTCTCCATTATATGATACTTTATTTGACCAAACAACCTGAGTAGTTGTGCTGTGCGGTATGCTTTGATTTGCCGATATGCTAAATTTTGCATATTTTTTGCTATCGGCTATCAAAGAGTTAATTTGTTGCCTAATATCTGGATGGGCTGTTTCGTCTAAATTGTGTAGTTCAACATTCCCTCCACTCTCATTTTCGATCTTTGTAAAATTTCTGCCAGATACCATCAAATTTTCTTTTACTGTGTTTGTTCCTAATATTTTTTCTAATTCCATAAGTCACCACCTATACTATATAAGTGTTTCTAAATTCAACACTAACATTAACATCAAAACTTGTACCCTTTATTGTAATCATGCTTTCGCCTATAGGTATATTTATAAACTGACCTGTGAATCGTGTCATAGCACTTACTTTCTCATTGCCCTCAATCGTATAAACTATCATTTTTTCACTGTCAATATAAACTGTTTCGCCTGATACTAAATTTGATAAAGTAAAGCTATTTATGCCATTGTCAATAATAACACTTGTACAATTAGTATTTGCATATACCTCGATTAACGGAGTTGCTTCAAAGTTTCCATTGTTTGTTACTGTTTTTGTTGTTAATAAGCTTATATTTTCCCATGCTAAGCTGTTTGTGATAATGTCAAATTCATCAGTTATAAAATCAGCATTATTTGTAATTATGTCATTAGCATCACCTAACAAACCATATTTGCAAAAACTTGCTTTAAAATGTATTGTAATCTCAGTAAATATAGCGCCTTCCTTGATTTTAATAGCGTCTATAACCTCCGCCCAATAAAACAAAGTCGGCTCATCTAAAAATATGAGCATTGATTTAACACCTATAAAACTTTGTAAAAAAGTTCTTTGTCTTGTTCTGCGCGTGCTTATATTATTGTCGTAAATACCTACTGTAACATCAATAAAATTGTCCTCATACCTATTAGTAAAAGTTTGTGAGCCATGCCTTTTTGGTACAATAAAATCAAAGTTTGTTTTTACAGGAGTTGCATTTCTTTTAATGTCGATTAAATATATATTATTTGATAAATCAAAGTTTAAGTTATCGACAACCACATCATTAAATGCAAACCCTCTAACTCTGCTTAGTTTAGCCATTTATGCAACTCCTTTCTATCCTAATACTGTTCCACGTTCTTTTGTTCTCTGCAAATTATATAATTCTCTTGCAATCTTTTTAATATCCGCTTCTTCTCTAACTGTAAACTGATTCCCGGTAATAAGAATACCACCGCCAGTTCCACCATCACTACTATAAGCTTCATTTTCAGCTGCAGTCATTATTCTTTCACCTTTATGTACTTCTGCGATATAACCGTCATAAGGTACATAAGGTAAACCGCTTGCATGACTACCATCATAACGTTGATTGACAGTTCCCACATCTTTATCTTTTGCCTCTGTTTTATTCCAGCTACCAAGCCACTCAACAGCTGTTTTAATAGCTCCCGTAACTCTTTCAAATACATTTATAACCGTTTCTACTGTTTTAACTATTGCACCGAATGTCACTTCTACAACCCCTTGAATGAGTGGAAATGTCGGAGAAATAAAATCCCATAATGCTTTAAGTATAGGCAATAAATTATTATTGAATAACGACCATACTTTATTGACAACCGTCCAAATTACATCAAATACCTTTTCTGTTACTTCTTTAATTGTTGGCATATTTTCTTGAATCCAACTAAACAACGTTGATAGTACAGGTAGAATATAATCACTAAATAAATTGTATACTGTGGTCACAACAGTAGTTATTACGTTGAACACAACACTTATTACCTCTTTAATCTCTGGCATATGTGCAAGTATCCAATCGAGCAAGTTTTGTAAAATCGGTAAAAACTCATTAGACAGCTGCATAAATACCGCTCCTACAGCGCCCTTGACATCTGCCATGGTGTCACCAAATTTTACATTAGCCTTTACCGCTTCTTCGGACATAACAAGCCCTAATTCATCAGCCCTGTTTTTAAGGTCATCCATACCGTCAGCACCAGCATTTAAAAGTGGTAGCATCTCTGTGTATGACTTACCTAATAAATCATTTCCTAATGCATTTCGCTCAGCTCCCTCTGGCATTTCTGCGAGTGCATTCATTACATCGTCGAATATGTCAGATTGAGATTTATTTTTTAAATCATCCATGCTTATGCCAATTTTATCGAATGCCTGAACGTTTTTTTCTGAACCTTTCATTGCATCATCCATGACATCAGAAAGCTTTTTAATACCACCTTCCAACTTGCCTACATCAGCACCACTTTGCTCTGCTGCATACTTCCACCTTTGGAGCTCTTCTCTGTTGATGCCTGTTCTTTCTGATAGCTTGTCTATTTCATCAGCACTTTCAGCTGTTTTGTTTGCAAGTGCCAATAATGCACCGCCTGCAGCTGTTGCCCCTGCTCCGATAGCAGCGCCCCATTTTGCAGCTGTTTTTATTCCATTACCTAACTTAGTTCCAAGACCGTCAGCTTTCTTTTCGGTTTTAGATATGCTTTCTTCTGCTTTTGAACTATCAACCAAGATGCTTCCAAACAAACGAAAAATTTCAATAATAATCACCCTCTTTCATGGCATAATAAAAGCACCCTTTTTAGGATGCTTCATATTTATCTGATTTTCTCATATTATCCTTAGCCCATAATGGCTGTAAATTGGTATAATGGAAACATTCTCTTTGCTGTTCTTCCTTAGTAAAGTCAAACAATGCACAAGGCTTTATGTGGTCTATATGCCACTCACCATAGTTGTCCCATGTCATTCCATCTTGAAATTGGCTTTCTAAATGGTCTAATAATGTTTCAACTGAACAACCAATTAATCTTTGTGTTGAAGCAGATTTAGTGTTACTTTTTATTGCTTCATAGATTCTTTTTCTACACCTCTGTAATATTCTGTATCCGATATCTGTTTTTATACGCTTATAATGTCTTTGTTTAATGTTTTCTTTTAATTCTTCTTCATGTTCTTTGTAATAATCTTGAAAGTATTCTCTGTACCATTCTTTTCTTTGTTCTTTATATGCTTTATTTCTTTCTGAAATCCATTCTTTGTTTTCTTTATAATGTCGTTTGCTTTTTTCTTTATTATATTCTTGATTTTCTAAATACTCTATTTTTCTGCATTCTTTACAACTAAACTTTAAACCATCTTTAGCCTGAGACGATTTATTAAAATATTCAGTTGTTGCAGGCTTTATTTCTCCACACTTGCAGCACTTTTTATAACCCTCTGAAATTTCTTCAATGGGATGTTTGACTCTCCATTGTTCTTTGCGTTTTTTTGCTTATTTCTTCTGAGCGAGCCTTATAATAATTATGTTTACATTCTTTACATTGAAATTGATAGCCATCTCTTAGTTTTGAAAAATTTTCTATTGGTAATTCTCTTTTGCATTTAGTACAAATTTTAGTTTCCGTAATAATAACACCTCCGTTGTGTTGTCCGATTATTTTAATGTAGGAAACAAGGTTCGGAATACCTTGTTTGTCAGCTCGCGACTGCCTATCCTACAATAATATTATATCATAATTATACATCATTTACAATCATTTCCTTTATTAAAGGCATTTATTATTTCTTTTACATCTTTCAAGATTTCCTCGTCACTCTTAACCTTACAAGGCTTTATTTTAGCTTTAAACTCATCAAAGCTAATATGTTGATAAGGAATCCATCGTTGAAATATAAGCTCTTCCTCTCGTTTTTCGTAAGCATATTCGATGAAAGGAAGAGCTTCTTCTATATCTAAATTCGTTGGATAATCTAAGGAACCGTATCTCCTTAGTAGCAGGTCTATTGTTTCTTTGTAATCAAACCTGCCAATAAAGTAAAAAAACGCTTAAGGTCGTTCTCCTTAGAAAGCGTTTCAAGATAATTAGCTAACATTAAAATGTCCATTTGCTTAACAGCTCCTGGAGTCATTTCAAACGGTCCTGCTAATACTTCATATATAGCATATTCAGAATTTTGTTTAGAGAATATTTCAATTAAATTTAAAATACCTTCAATACCAACATCCTCAACATCAACTTCGCCTGCGCTTGCTTTTTTAAGTAACGGTTTTATTTCTTCTTTTAAGTTAGCTTTTGAGATTGCTCTCATAGCTGCAAATACGTCTTGTGTTTGTAATTTACGCATATAATCACTCCTATGCAACTGAACTGTCTGGATAATAGATTTCAAACGGCGGCACGTCTAATTCAGTGTCATCATAATGACCTGTAAATGTTGTAGGAATTAAACCTTCGCTCTTGTCAGCCATATTAAGAGTTAAGCCACCTAATGAAATAGCATTCTTAACAACTATAATAACAGGAGTATCAGTTTTTGAAAGTTTACCCACCCAAACAACATTGTCAATATAGTCAGTCAACTGTATATAGTTGTTTACCGTAATTTTTTTATAACCGGTTGGACCGTCTGCTGCTACCCCGGTAGCCAATGCTGCCATAATAGACTCCTGAGTTACTTCTTTAATGTTAGCCATTAATGTTACAACCCATTCATCAATAACTTCTAACCCTTTTGCAGCTCCTTTTACTCCATCAATTTCAATTTTTCTAATAGTAGGAACAGCTGAAAATGTTCCTCCGCCCTGCGTTGCTCCTAATAGTTTACCAGCTGCAACCGCACTATCGAAAGTGTCTGTTCCAACTTCAAAATTTTTAAAAAATGCTCCTGCATCTAACAGCAAATTTTCAGCTGTAGTTGCTGTAAATCCACTAAAAACCTTCGGTTTTGGCATATTTATTCTCCTTTCAATTCATATAAATGTATTTCAAAAAGTAATCGTCGTCTAATGATTAACTTATCATCCTCTTCAACTTTCTGTCTCAACCCTCTGTAGACTGCAAATTGTATCTCATCATTATTAAAATAGTACTTATTTAAGGTTGCTTGTATATTATCTGCTAAATCCTCAACAATTCTTGTGCTTGTGCCATAGTCAATAACATTAATCTCTAATTGATATAAAGTTTTGCCTGCATCATACGACACTTCGCTAAGTTCATACACTATACGAGGATAAACGTCAGGTTCTTGATTTCCTTCGTAGTATACATTTACTGTAAGAGTCTTAAATATTTTCTGCAGTTCAACTCTAAGCGCCCACGTCTTCATTATCTCCTACCTCCTCATCCTCGTTTATTAATGCTTGTGCTTTTAACTCATCCTCGATAGCACTCAAGTATTGAGCCTCTATCTTTTGTATTTCGTCAATACTTTCAAATACAGTATCTCTTAAAATACTTCGTTTCGGCTGATTGTCGCCACCAAGCTCCTGTAAAACTCCATACCAAGTGTTATGTTTAAAGCCAACTTGTAAATCGGTTTCTTTCTTTCTAACCCAGTATTGAGTTGAACTATAAAGTCTTTTGTTCTTCTTCATACCTGGCAGTTCTTTGAGTTTTATTATCATCTTCTTACGAATGACTTTTGCAACATCTTTTAAAGCAGCCCTTGAAAGCTCTTGAATGGTATAGTTAACCCGGTCAACACTTGATGTAAATGTTACACCGTTTTTATTACTATACTTTGTTACTGATTTAGGCATTGGCAATTAAACCACCGCCTCACAAATTAGCTCTATAAAATCTCCTTTTTCAAAGGTTCTAATAATGTTATATGGTTTTGTTTCATAAGTAAGTTTTCTTTCTTGTTCATACTCAAAAGAATGTATTACAAAAGTTACTTCTGGCCTTAATCCAGCTGTAAGAGCTTGGTAAAATTCGCTTTGTTTAATAGATTTCTTGTTTGCATATACTTGTCTTGATGTTTCAACTTGTACAGTATCTCCACCTTCATCGACTGTATTGACTATTGATATTAGATCAATTACATCTTTAAACATCTTTTGTCACCACCTGATAATCTGATGATAAAGCTAAATGAATTTTTAACATTTTATAACTTTCTGCAAATCTTTCCGCATCTGGATTATCATAACCAAAATTAGCTTTGCAATATAATGTTATCGCTCGCTTGATTAATGGATCCATTACTTTAACATCTACTAACATAGGTTCTGGATTTGGTACTTCCTCTGTCGGTTCTGGTGTTTGGTCTTCTGTAACAATAACAGTTTTATCGATATTGACATTCACGTTTTTTAATTCTGCTTTTGCAGAATCTATAAGGTCTGATACTTCTGTATCCATTACAGTGTTACTTATTCTTAAAGCTTTTTTTATATCATCTAATAATGCCATGTAGTCCCTCCTTTAAAAGAAGGAAGGGAGGTTAATCCCTCCCTAATAATTAAACTGTTGTGTCCTCAACTGTAACAACAACCGTCAATGTTGTAGCGCCAGTTAATAACTTGAATGTCTTATCTCCAACAGCTAAAGTAGCAAGGTATTCTTTCTTCAAAGTTACCTTATCACCTACAATTGTATAGTTTTCAACATTAACAGCTGTTGAACCTATTTTTATACTGGTTACAGTATCATTCCCAGTAACAGTCAGCACTACATCCTTGTAACCTTCGCCTAATGCGTTTTTATCAAATGTAGCTGCTTCAGGGCTAACTGTTACTCTGATTTTTTTCCGTATACAAATGATGCAGGTTGTGGTGCCCCACTAACTACCGCATAACCAGTATAGTCATTAATTCTGTTCTTTCCGGACACGTCCTTAGTTATGCTTAAACCTTCATTCCAGTTAAATCTGTAATACTTAGGATTTCCAATTACAAAGTCACCATCAGATAGGAATGGATCAACTTCTATTGGGTATTTACCGAATGACTGAATGCCTACACCGTTAATAGGATTGTGCATGAACCTATCCTCAGCATCTCTTGAGAATGCCATAGCATCCATTATATCCTGAGCAACATAAATTTTTGCACCAATTCTCTTTCTCTTATCAGTCAACAATGCAATACCAGCTGTTATAGCTGCATATATATCTGCAACATTACCTTCTGCAGTTCCTATAGTGTATTCACCATCTAAAGCAACTCCGCTTGCTGCAATACCTGTTAAAGTGCCTGTACCATCACCATAGAATATATCATTAGCAATCTTTTCAGGGATAGCCATTGATAATTCGTCTAAGATGTAATTGATAAAGCTATCAACTGACATTGCTTCTAATTTCCAAGTTACTCTGATAGTTTCAGATACTTCAAGTACTGTTAAAACTAATTCAGCCCACTGAACTTGACCGTCTTTGTTAGCAGTTCCCTCAGCTTGTTCTTCTGCGCCTGTTCCACCTGCTCTGTAAGGGAATTTGACATATCCGTTTACTGCGGTCTTTGGTATATCTCTAAAGAACGGTGATGCTAACTCAATTCTGTTCATTAATTCCATCATTACATCTTCAGGAATAAATAAACCACCATTATTAACTCCATTGTTGTTTGCATCAGCTGCAACATAAGTAGTTGCTGTAGTAGTTAACGCAGTTCCAACTGCTCTTTGTTCAACTTCATCTAACGGCAATCCCATTAAAGTTTTTGCCCAACCGCTTCTGTACTCAGGAGCTTTTAACACATTATGTTTTGTAAATTCCACTTTTCTTTCCTCCTTAAAATCTTTTATAATGTTTGCATCAGGCAAATTAATTATGCCGTCAATTAAATTCTTTCTTTTTTCAGCTTTATCTAAGATTCCTTTTCTCTCTTCTGTCAAAGTGTTTATTTCTTTTTCTAAAGCATCTAAGTCAGCACCATCTTTGTCTATTTCAACTTTAATAGCTGATAATCTTTCTTCAATTTCTTTTAATCTCATTATTGCACCTCGCATTTTAATTTTAATTTGATTTGTTTTTTTCTACGCTCTAACAACTCCTGTTTCTCTGCCTCAATCACTCCGTTAAGGTAAGAACGAGCGGATATTTCAGTGTCTTGGTTTGCCGGTATGGAAACTGCTGACACGTCATAAACTTTTTTAACTTTTAGTATGGTTCTTGTCCTTGTTTCACTGTTATAAGAATCTTCTTCTACTGTAAATGCCCAACTCATGCGTGTTACAAGTCCGTTGTTTATTTCTTCATACATTTCTTTGCTTGCTGATGATTTGCTTAAATCTGCGCAAATAAAAAGACCATTGTCGTTTGGTTCCACGATTAATGATCCGTTAGATTGTCTTGCTAATACTTTGCCTTCATGGTCATATTGCATTATTATGTCTGACATATCCGCACCATCTAAAGCGTGTCTGTCAATTACTTCATAATACTTTATTCCATCATACTCCCAAAGCAAATAAGGTTTATCAAAAGTTGTAGCGTAACCTTCCACATAATAATCTGTATCAATCCTCTTTTGTTGGCTCTGTGGTTGTAGTATTGATAGGTTCCTGTACTCCCTATTATCCTTTAATGGCATTTCCTTCACCTCCATCTAACTTATTAACTTCTGAATACTCTTTCCTGATATATCTCTTATCTCCATCTTCAACATGGGGCATATTCCAAATGTCCATAACTTGATTTGTAGTTAAAATACCTCTATCAAACATCTGGGATGATACTTGTAACTTTGTATTATTGCTTGCGTATTGCATTCTGTTCGATGTAAATAATATTTGATTTCCGAATGCTAATTCTTTCTGTGTAAATGTCATGTTTGACATAACTAAACTAAGTTGCAAAGCGAAAGGTTCAATTTTACCCTCATAATAAGCATTCCATCCGTCTTCTGTCCAATCATTTTGTAATACTTTCTCGTTTGTACCAAAATAATTATACACATTGGTTTGAATGATTTTCATCTGCTCAGCATCTACAATAAATGGCTTGCTTTCAATTTGTTTTACTTCAGAATATTTAGCATCAAACATCATTACACCGGATGTATTGTCAGAACTTAGATTATCTTTTGAAAATCTATCCCTTTCTTTCTTTATGTCCTCTGGTCTTAAGGATTGTCCGACTTTAGCCATGAATCTTAACATTGCAGATTGTTTAATTCCCTCTTCAATGCCTTGTTTTTGAATATCTAACAGTTGCATAGTAGGAAGTAATGCTTTGTTTCCCGTACCAAAGAAATCATCTTGATATTGATATTGTGTCAATATTCCAACTTTATTTAATTCAATTGCTGCCTTTTGTCCGTTAGAAAATGTGTATCTTAACCACGGTTCCCCTTTTACGTCTAATATTTCTGTTCTTTGCGGTAGTAATGGATAAAACCCTACTATCGTTTCATAGTCATTAGCATATAAAGGCACTATGAATGCTGTAGTGTCAATACTCAGAATAGTTGCAAGCCGGTATATAAATTTGTATGTGTCCATATATGGATTTGGTTTAAACTGTAATGTCTTCTCTAAGTTTTTATATGCACTTCCTTGTATTTCCGGTTTTAATTTTGCACATTGAGTTGCAAAGGAATGTATTGCAGCTCTTGTAAGTTCCATTTCATATATACCACCGGCATAAGTAGTGAAAGCTGGTATATATGCGTTTAATGTTTTAAAGTAACCATCAATATTATTTTCCCTTTGTTTGGGAAATATTTTTTCTAAAAGTCCCAAATTTTCACCACCTTTAAATCATATTCATATAATTTTCGTAATGTCTTTCTAAAGCTATATATGCATCAAGTAAACTTGCAACACCATCAATTCTGCGCCTTTGATTACTTGTTTTTACTAAGGAAATATTATCATTTTTATCAACATCTATTGCTGCATTGCTTAAATTCCACTTTAATATTGGATTATTATTATAATTAATCTTCTTAGCTTCTAAATCTGCAGCAAATGACTTCATAGGACTTGACATTGTTTTTTTACCTTGAATAACTGGCTCTGTTGATTCCTTGCCAAAATTGATTTGTAATTCATCAACTATATATTGACTATTCCAACTGTCATAACCTATTTTATATACATATATATCGAGATCGTTTTGAACTTCAAGAAACCAATTTGTAACATCCTTATAGTTGATTTTATTACCTTCAGATACCCTCAATAAACCCTGCTCTAACCAAATATCATAAGGTATTTTATCCTCTATTACACGTTGTTCTAATAAATCAGCCGGCAACCAATACATTTGTTTGACGTATAGTGTTTCATCATACGGCACCTTAAATATTATAGTTGCACATGTTAAGTCAGTAGTGTTAGAAAGGTCCAATCCACCGATGCAATATCTCGGTTTTAATTTTGACAATTCATAAGTAGCTGTATTGTTCAACTGCTCGAATGTTAACCAGGATTCAGAGGATGTTTCTCTGATGTTAAATTCCTTGCAAATTAAGTTTTTTACAAGTGCAGGATTCTTAATTGCCTTTTCTACTTTTCTTCTTAAAGTTTCAAGGTTTTTAATTGTGCCTAATCCCGGGTTAGCTTTCTTCCAACACTTAGGATCCGTCCATTCTTTACGGTTATCTAACTCATAAATAAAAGAGATGGTTTCCTCATCGTGGTAACCATCTGGATCAAAGTATCCGTTTATTATTCTTTCAGAGTCTTCGTACTCAGTATCATATATATCTTCCCTGATTGTGCCAGCTGTCGAAGTAATATATATTAATGGCTGCTCTCTTGCACTTACACCATCAGCTATAATGTCATAGAGTGCTTTACCATTTTTCCATTGATGTATTTCGTCCATCAGAGCGCAATGTATGTTTAATCCATCAAGGGTATCGGAATCACTTGCAAGCGGCTTGAATACACCATCATTAAAATCACTTAACAATTCAGCAACAAGAGTTCTAATTCGTTTTAATAGTGATTTAGATTTGCGTACCATACGCTTTGCTTCTTGCCATATGATTTTAGCTTGGTCTCTTTTAGTAGCTACCGCATATACTTCAGGACCCGGTTCTCCGTCTCCTACCTGCATATATAAACCAACTATTGAAGCAAGTAATGACTTTCCATTTTTCTTTCCTACAATTAACTTTGATTTTCTATATTTTCTGTTTCCATTTATGTCGATAAATCCGAATACCGTTGCAAGATGTGCTTTTTCCCACAGCTCCAGCACAACAGGTTGACCACCAAATTTACCCTTAGAGTGTTTACAGTAATTTTCTGCGAATTCTAATATGTGATTCGCTCTTTGTGGCGAGTAAAAATATTCACCTGGATTATTTATGTCATATGCAACTTTTTTATAAGTCCTGTAAATCTTATCTGGAACAACTTCTTTGCCGCTTTCTATGTCTGCCCAGTATTCAAGTATAGGATTATAGTCTTTTGGGTACTTAACCATCAGACATCTTCCCTTCCATTTACGAAGTCATCAAATCCATCATCTTCTGTTTTGTTTGTTTCTTCTTTAGGAAGCAAGCTTATCAATTTATCATAAATGGTCGTATATCTATTGATCATTGTGTTGTAACTTTTTTGAGACGGATTTTCAATTATCATTTTTTGAGCGCCTTGCTCAAATAAATAAGTAGGTCCTTTACTTTTAATATTATCCTCTAAAATTTGAAGGGTAATTGTCATAAACGCTGCTCGTTCAATTAATCGCATTGCAAGTTTTCTTTTGTCGTCTGAAATCTCTTTAAATTGTTCTAACATTTTATTAATTTCTGTATATATTAATTCATCTTGTTTTGTCTTGCTAAGTTTAGCCATTTATTTAACCCCCCTCTCATGTAAAATTACCTGTGTATTTTTTGAAGGTTGCCCATCGGTCGTCTCGTTTAAGCATATAAAATTATTTATGGGGGGACTGTATTAATTCCCCATTACAGTCAAACATTAATCCTTCTCTGACAATATCTTTATCCATGCTGAATGTTTTGATATTGTGACACTTTAAAGATAAATATTGTAAGTTATCATGATTTAATGTTATATATGGATTATTTATATTGTCAGGTGTCAACTCTTCTATATGGTCAACTATGTATCCTAAGTCTTCTCCACAGTATTGACACATTCCACCATCTACTGAGATTCTGTCTGATATAAATGATTCTCTGCAATCCTTCCACGCTTTACTATCATAAAACCTCTTTGCAAACTCTTTTGCCATGTGATCACCTGCATAATAAAAGCACCCTTTCGAGTGCCTATGTAATATATTTATTTTACGTGTTCTGCTAATTCTGCTTGTACTTCATAAATGTTTAATGTCTTATTGAATTGTTTCTGTATTGGTTGTCCTATTCCTGATACCCAAATCTTTAACTCGGCATCTAAATCTAAATGTCCGGCTGTCTCAACGCTAAAGCTTGTTATCTTGCTATAAGGGATTGATCTGCATTCTATTTTCTTCCCGGTCATTCCTTGGACATCAATAAGTATTAATCTCCTGTTAGTAAAAATAAACATGTCTCTTACCAATTTGTATGCTTTGTCAACAATTTCTTTGTCTGATAAAAGATGTCCATATTCCTTTTGGGCTGCTTCGATACTATATTCAGATGCATTACCCATCAAACCATTAAATAATCCCATCACACAAACCTCCTAATTTTAATTAATTAATATTATAACCATACAGGAAAGATTTTACAACATTAAATTCCCCACCCCTATACCCTATGCAGCCTGATTCATATCTGCATCGTCACAAAACCTAAAATTTAAAACGTGTATATTTCAACACAAAATGAACTTGCTCCACCGTCCGGATACAACAAAACCGTGCCGAATTGCACACGGTTTAATGCGTCATGAAGCTGCTGTTTTGTATACTGCCTGTAAAAGGCTGTGCATTATAATTTACTGCCGCTTAACGGCTGTGTTTGCTGTAATAAAAAGACACCGCTGGGGGAAGCAGTGTCTTTGTCAAGGAGTACTTAAAGATGAATTAAACACTTCTGATGGAATCATAATAACATAAAGAAAGTAGTTTGTAGTATCAACTTATGTAAAAAAATATTTTTATAATCGCAATCCTCTTTCATACGCAAATATATTTCTTGCTTTTTTTAGATACCTGAACACAGTCGCTCTTCCTGCAGGTATATGTATAACCGCTTGTTGTACCCTGCCTTCGATTTCTCCTTTTTTCATATCTCTCTGTGCATGTGGAAAGTATACTATTTCTACCGCCTGCCGCTCCCATATATGTAATTGTGCTAATGTTTTTTCTACAGCAAGTATGTCCCATAATTCAGCTTGTTTCTGTCTCAATATCCCCTCTGCATACATTATAGCCTGTTCCGTAGGCTTGCTTATGCCTGTCCCGCCTAATCGTTGCTTTCTTTCATATTCCTCAAGTGCTTCTTGGTAGTACTTCTTTTCTAAATCTTCTTTATGTGGTTTTCCAAGGAAGGCATAATATCTAAATGCTTCTGTTGCATAATCTCTTATGTGGTCTTTCTTCAATTTACCCCTCCTCTTTTTCAGCAATCATTTCTCCCATGCTTTGTAATGCTTGATTTATCACGTTATAAGCAGTTGCACCGATTATTTCACCTTGATATATATTATTTAGCATGGATTCCGCAGCTTCATATTGACCTTGGTATGATTCTATTTTAGTTATATTCATCCTTTCTTTATGTTCATTCAACAATTTTGTTGTTATGCTGTGCATTTTTACAGATGTTTCATATTTATTAGCTACGTCCTTAAGCAGCTCAACCGTTTCTTTGATTTCCTCCGGCTCTAATCCTGTATCTTCATATGCTGCAAGTTTTCGATATAGTTTCAAAATAGTACAACCGGAACAACTTGGATATTTACAGTCACAATCAAATCCCATGTAACAAAGTTGTCTTATTTTTTGTTGTTCTCCGTAATAACAATCTTGACTTTCAGTTAATCTCTCCATTTCTCTACCCCCAATGTCCATTTTTCTTAAGTATTTCAATCACTTCATCTGCGTATGGCTCGTCTGTGTTGATTACTAAGTAAGTATTTAATAACTTATTATCGTTTGTACGACAACGATATATTACGTCTAATAGTTGTTGCAGCCTGTGTTTTGCTAAAGGAGATAAATATTTTGCAATATCATCATTTTTTAAAACTGTAAACTTATCTAAATTCCCACCTTTTAAATTAGTCATATTTACCTCCTCAGTTCCTCCGGAAACTCCCTCAATATGTTTTCTTTTATTGACTGGCTTCTCATCAATATCAACCATAAAATAACTTCCGTCAGGAGCCAATACTTCTAATGCATCATATGCTGATGTATAAAGCGTTCTGGTTTCACTAAACCTTGTAACTTCATAGCCCTCTTCTTGTAAAGCGCCTACAAGTAAGTCAATCAGCAGTTCTATATCTTCATTGTGTTTTTTAATTTTCATATTACACCTCCATCCTAATTTGATTGCCTGCTGATTTTTTAATCTTCATCGGCTGATATTTCTTCTCAATATCAAACACATCCATTTCATTAAATAGAAAGCTTTTGCATTTATTCGGCGTCACGCATAACCGCTTAGGTCTTTGATGGTGTTTAACCTCGCAATATGCAATATCATCATCAATCAGCACAGCATTTGCACAGTAACGGCAATATTGTTTCATTGTTCTATCCTTATCCTCTCAAATTTTATTACCCAAACCCACGGATTAGCTTCCCAGCCGTATTTATCAAGGTCTTGTTTTTTGATTGTGCCGTTCCACAGTTCAATAAATGCTTTTAACGCTGAATGTGAGTTACTATACTCGTTATCATATGAATGTATAAATCCTCTCGTATCAATACACCCCTCTTTAATAGCCTGTTCTTCTGTAATATCCTGCAACCTCTCAACTCTTACGCCTGTTACTTTTAAAAATATCCTTGCCGCTTCCTTTGGCATGTGGATTGACGGTTTCCATTTGATATCACTTTCCATGAACAAATATTCGTCTACTTCTTTGCATCCGTATTCTATGAAATCTTTATCAGCAGCATATAAGATAGTGTCTGTTTCTATATCGTTGAATTTTTCCCTAACATAGAGAATATCTCCGACTTTATATTTAGGCTTTACTACATTTCTTCTTGTAACCGTCTTTCTATCGTCAAGTATTGCAATTGTCATATTGGTATTGAACAAAATCGGCTTTGCGATTTTTAATAGTTCTTCTCTATTCATTGTCCACCTCCAACAATTCAGGATTTTCAAATTTATTTCCTATAATTCTTGTGTCAAATATTTTTGCATTAGCAATAACAAAATACAAAAGTGTATCTCCGTAAGGACTATGCCCGATGCGCTTAGCTTTAAAGCAAGCATTCTCATAGTGAATTAAGTATCTTTTTATAATTTTCTTTTTATTAAGTTTATTGAAGTAGCTCTGCTCTAAAATATCGCCGTCAACTATCATTTCATCTGTATCGGGAATACTCTCACCTGTGTATTGAAGAATTTCATAATCACCTGTATATTCAGCACATACAGTCCAATTATTGTTGTCATCAGCTCTTAACCTTAAAAAATGTTTATCGTTTATTGTCCTCAATAAACTTAAAATTTTGTGCATTTGTAATCATTTTCTGATTTTTCTTGTCCCATATGCTGTATTTGATTACTCTATTCATTTGAACCCTCCTTATACTGTTCAGGCAATGGTTGCCATGCTATAACTGGATTATTTTGCGAAACTTCACTCATGCCACCGCCTTTCATTATTCCTTGATACTTAAACTTATTATTTATAAAAAACACTTCCAAAACCATTTTATTTTTAAGAGTTGCCAATACTCTTTGAGTTTCTTCCGGCAATGCCTCTTTAACATGAATCCAATTATTCTTAAATTGCTCGCATTTCATCCTGTCATTTTCACCTCCTGTGCAATTTCCATCAAAGCACTTGCGACATAATTTGAAATTGCATAACGGTAAATCAATTCTCATTTCACACCTCCCATATCTCTACTTCAACCTTATCGCCTTGTCTATAAACAATTTCTTCTGTAATACTATTTATGTATTTATTGTTATCATTAGGCAATATTCCCGACTTCTGTAATGCATCAAATATAAATTTCTTAGCTGACATTACATTATCTTTATCTCTACGTTTCGTTTGCTCGTACCATGTAATTTTTATATTTACAGGTCTTTGTATTCTCTGTTTTAATCCTTTGAGAATCCATATTATTTGGTCTTCCGTTTCTTGCTTGAATCTGTTTCCTGCATGTCTATTACGGTTTATTTTATTTATGTACTCGTTCAGACTTGGTAGTCTGAATGGTATTGTAAATTTTATCAATTAATCATCTCCTAACAAATCATTAATCTCTATCTGTTCTCTTATTTGAATTCCATTTTCTTTTAGCGTCTCTTTGTAATGCATTAAGAGAACCGGTGTTAAAGGTTGAATGTTTCCGTCTACATCTTTATACGTCCCCGTTTTTATGTTTTCTTCAATCTTTTCAAGGTGTTTTTTCTTCGCACGCTTTTGCTTATCCTCTTGATATTTCTTCCTGCGTTCACTTTTAGCCTCTTTAGTCTTTTTATTTTTATCGCTTTCATGTACAACTTCTATTCCTTCTCTTATATCCTCGAGGTCTTGTAATAAATCCCGACTTTCTCGCTTCTCAATTCGAATATTAACCACTTCTAATTCAAATTTTTTATTGTGATATTTAGCATTATGCAGTTGCATATGATGTCTCATTTTTTCTTTTTCATAAACTGCATCCGGATACATTTTTAAATACATTTCTAAGTCAATTATTGGTTTTCTGCTATCAAATAGTTTCTTGCCTTTCACTATTTGTATAACAGGTTCGACTATAAATCCTTTTCGGTATTCCGTTGTTGTTTTAACGTCATAATAGACATTTCCAAGAGTTAAATCTCTTTCTTTGCCGGTACACCAACATTTATTATTAAAACACCCATTATTTGTATAATTTAAACAATCATAAGGGTCATATCTGAAATATGGTTCACAGGTATCTTCGTTGATATGGCAGCAGGTACAACTTATCATCCCGTTTGTTCCAAATTTCTTATTGAGGTTTTCTAATGTAAGCTTCTGTCTTTCGTCCTTAATTTTCTCTGCACTATTGTCATAATTATATGGCTTATCAGACAAATGCCACGAGCACTTACCACCATAATTCAATTCTTTCAAAAGAGGATGCCAAAGTTCACATTCTTTTTTACGATAAGGGCAATGAAAGTTATAATTATTATTTTCTACTCTCCATTCAACGCCCATGTGACTCATGTATCCGTACGTAAAATATCCTTTCATCATCACGCCGCATGGAGCTTCCCATACACTGTTATATAAAAATTCTGATGTGTATTCGAATTCATGTGTATTTGCATACCACCTTACATAGTCGGGATGATTATCTTTTGTATAGCCTTCCGCGAGAAGTTTCTTTGTCAGCTCGTTCATATCCCCATACATGGTCTTACTCCGAAGAAATTCTCCAATTTGTCTCTTAATTCATCCGTGGATATGTCGTATTCTTTTGCAATACATTTTTCGCATACGGAGGTTTTATAGGCTAAAGTTTTAGAACATTTGTCATCCCAAGTATTTAATTGCTTTCCGCATATATTGCAATGTTTATCAATTAAATTACTTTTCTTCATACTTACCTCCTAAAAAGGCACATCCTCCGGATCCACCGGTGTGAATATATCCTCATCCTCACTCGGAAAACTACCGCCCTGCGGTTTAGCTTGTCCCTCGTTCTTACTGCCGATAAATTCAACCCTATCTGCTATAACATCAGTTGTGTATCTCTTTTCTCCTGTCTGGGTTGTATAACTACCTGTATTTATTCTGCCGTGAACCGCGCATTCTCTCCCCTTTGCAAGGAAGTTAGTGCAACTTTCTGCCATCTTCCCGAACACAGTTATATTTATAAAATCTGCTGTTGGTTTGCCTTGGCTTATGGCTTGTTGCTTTTTCTCCCCGAATAACTCCTTATCTACTGCTAAGTTTATCTTTACTACTGCTAACCCTGTAGCAGGTACAAATGCAAGCTCGGGATCTTTAGTTAATCTCCCTATCAATACGACGCTATTCATGGTTTACCTCCACTAAATAATTAACCTTTTTACCGTTCTTTATTGCATATTCAATTTCTGATTTTGTACTTTTGCCTATATAACCACCAGCGTTAATTACAAATATTTCATCCGCCATATAAATTTTTCTTTTGTGCATATCGTCAAGCATTAACTTTGTTTTCTCATCTAATGCTTCGGTATCTCCTGAGTGTCCAAATAAACCAACCGATATTACTATATTGCCTTGTAATGTTAATACTTTCTGGACCATCTCAAATTCATTTCTAAATTTTGTACTACCGCATAATGTGATTACTTTATATTTCTTCATTTTCTACACCTCCACTAACTAATGTTGTAAATTGAAGTCTGAACATTCTTAGCCAATTTCGTATTAAAATCATTTACAAATTTCTTTTTAATCTCAAAGCCGTATGATTTCCTTCCTAATTGCTCGGATGCCAATAATGTAACTCCGCTACCCGCCGTTGGATCAATCACCACATCTCCGATATCTGTAAATATCTCTATAAGGTTTTTTATAACGTATATGCTTTTTTGTGTGGGATGAATTTTTATTGTTCCCGTGTCTCGCTCGTAGCTAAAACAATAGTTTTCAGGAATGTCAACCCCGTTGAATATCATTTTGCCATTGTTATTGAACTTTGGCAGCTTGTCCCTGTATAATAAAATGGCATATTCACAATTTCCCACAATCTTCATGTTTGCCTTTAAAACCTGAGCCGAATAATTTTTTCTGAACACAAGATTTATATAGTGATTGAATCCGTATTCTTTTGCTTTTTCTATCAACATGAATTGTTGTTCGAATTCACAAAATACAATCATACAACCGGCTTGCTTTGCTTCTTTAGGTTCTTTCTTTAGCATAGTAGAAGCAAAATGCATAAATTCAACGACGTTGAAATTTTTGTCAGTATCAAAGAATTGCTTTCCCGCTAATTCGCTTTCTCCGTTTTTATTGTCGCCATCTTTGTACCATGACGGGTTACTTGCGTATGCGTCAACTCCAACATTGTATGGAATATCGGCAATTATTAACTGTGCTTTTGGGATGTTATATCTTTTATAATTTTGAAAATGGTCATGATATAATTCCAATTAATCGCCTCCACCCTCTGATTGTTCTTCGCCTTTCCAATATTCGACATAGTAATTGTAGTTTCTTCCTGTCGACTTTTCTTTTCTCATCCTTACGGTGTATCCTGCTTTTATAAGCAAAGTTGCTATCTCTAAACGTTCAACTTCTGTTAATTTAGATAGCTCTAAGGTTTTTACGTTCATTTATTCCTCTCCTTCCTTGGATGCATTTAAACCTAAATCCTTTAACCTTTTTTCAAATCGTTCTCTTGCAATTCTTTCTAAGTCTTCACCTGTATAGTCATCATTTGGTGTAAAGTTGTGGAATTTGTTAGGCTTAGCATTGCTTGATTTATCTTGCTGCTTCTGTTCTTTTAAAGGATAAACCGTCTGCCAGTTATGTAAAATGCTTTGGTCTATAAGTTTGATTTTCATATCATTAGTAGCAGCTAATTCATCTAATTTTTTAAGAAGCATATCGAATGCTCTTTCCGTCATAGGTTTCTTTATCTTTTTACGCATCTCTAAAAAATCTTTTAAGGCTTGTCTTAAATTATCATCAGAAGTATAGTTGTCCAAAACACTATATATATTATTAATGTTCTTATCATTCTTTACATTCTTGTTTATCGTGTCGCTACTCTGTCGCTTTCGAACCTCTTTCGTAGCTTTTTCGTTGTCGCTTTCATCGTCGCTTTCGTAATTACTATGTGTTTGATAATAGTCGTAATTATCAATATTTATCAACATTCCCCTTGTCGCTTTCGATGTCGTTATCATTGTCGCTTTCGTGTCGCTTTCGTACCCCCTTTCATCGGGATTTCGTAAAAACGTTAGAATTTTATATATTTGGTCCTTGTTAGGCTTCTCTAATCGGGCTCCTACCTTCCAAGAACAACCTTCAATAATATCATCATATGTAACCCACAACTGACCTCTTTTTAACCCTTTAAAATTTCCGTGCTGAGCTTTAGAAAGTAAAAATATCCAAACTTTAAGATAAAGAGGCGGCTTATTCCATATTTCGCTTTCTATTAGCCTTCTGCTTAATAATATGTATCCGCCAGGGATTAACGGTTCTGCCAATTTAATCCCTCCTTCTATGCTCTTTTTTATGGCATTCTTCACATAAGGTTAATCCATTATCAACCACATACCGTAGTTTTTTAAACTTAGCGAAAGGTTTAATGTGATGAGCGTTTAATTTACCACCTCTTTGTCCACATTTTTGACAAGTGTAATTGTCCCTTTCAAATACCTTTGATCTCCAATTTTCATATTGTGGTGTATGTCTTTGTTCTTTTGATTCTCTTTCCCATGGAGGTGTCACTTTACCTTGCCAAATTTCTACCTCTCCATTCGGATTAATACCTACGTGACAATCTGACAACATAATACCAACACTATCAAGATATTCATTGCTTGAAAAATATCCATTTATAAAAGCGCATTCTCTACATAAGGTTATGTTTTTTTTGAAATAAGCATAATCTGATTCTTTAATTTCGCATCCGCATTTATCACATTTGTATATTTCGAAGTTAACCAACCTATTGCCATTTCTTATTTTCACAATTCTGTCTAACAACTTACCACCGCCCTATTTATTGAACTGCCATGAACTTTTCAGCTTTTCTATTTCCACTGGTGTCATAGTACATATATTTAATTCTTTAGCCTCTGAAACAATCCCATCAATAAATATTGACATCTGTTTTGTATCAAATTCAGAACTACCCATAAATACCTTGATGTGTTTAAATCTCTTGCCATTTAGTTCTGATTGCCCAAATTCCTCACAATATTTGACTGATTTAATAAGTGTTTCAACTGCATCCTCAACTACCGATATAACACTTGATGGTCCATATCTTTTAAGCATTTGAAAATATATTTCTTCCTTGCTACCTCTTAGCACATCTGCTATTTTCGTTATCAATGCCCAAGCGTAATTATTTGCGTTTAAAGAACGTTTCTTCTTTTTATGCTCAATCGTACAAGTTTTGGTCTTATCATCATTTAACAATTGATTTAGAGGCTCCATGTTGCTTTCTTGCTGTCTAGAGATTATGAGAGTTACCTCATAATCCCCGCTGAACTGTCTTGTTATTTTGCCCTTAGTAAAAGTAAGTTCCGTTTTAATCACCTACCTATAATTTTTGCCTATTACCTGCATCCAAAGTTCATAAGAATAATTCTTTTCAAATTCAATCTGCGCCAATTGCATGATATGTTTATCGAGTTGTGTATTTTTATCATGTAATTCTCTGTGACATTTAAAGCATAACGGAATTGTTAAACCATATTTCTCTGCTTGCTTTCTATTCGCTGTTCCATGCATACAGTGGTGAACTTGTAAATTTCTTTCACTATGACATACATAACAACGGTGATATTCACTTGTAACTATGCTATTGATTTTCATTTGATTCACCATCTTTAAATTTTGCTAATTTTTTATATCCAGTTAAAAGTTGATCGTATTCCGCTTTTGTCAATAGATCAGGAGTTTCCTTGTGATAATTTCTTTCTATCTGTTTGAAAATAGTTGCTTTACTGTATCCCGCTTGCGTTGCAACCTCAAAGAGTTTAAGAATATCCTCATTTGTTACATCTCCAGTTTGGTTAGTTATGTCGCTGTCCGAATTGTCATCAATGCAGAATAATCCGTTTAATGCGTACTTTCTTGCGTAGCTACTTGAAGCACCTGTTATTTGACTTCCGTCCATTCCTTTTTTTGCTTCTTCTTCTCTTGCAAATGCTGACACACTTGTTGATTCTGCATTATCAGCATCTATTAATGTAGCAGTAGCTTGTACATAAAACCTTTCACCCTCTTTGATTAATTGGTCATGCAGTTGCAGCACTAAGCCCTCTTTTTTTAGCAATGGTTTTACAGCTTCAAGTATATTTTCACAACTTCTGTATTTATATTTTCCAAATGTGTTATATTGTCCTTTGGGTGCTTTTAACTCAGCTTGTACATTTAAAAGTTTATTGAAAATGCTCATTATACCTATTTATCCTCCCCTCAACTTCGTTTTTTTCACGTTCTAATTGCCTTTTATGTATCTCTAATTCTTCAATAGAATATTTTATTATCTCTTCGAAGCTGTCATTTACAACATCCTGTAACTTAAATATTGCAGATTGTACATTGTCTATATCTTCTTCAAGTTGTCCTAATTCTTCTTCTAAATCATCTGTACCTTGTATATATTTTTCGTATGTCATTGTTCATCACACACCACAAATTTATTATCTTTAAGCGTATAGAATGTGTTTTCTTTTATCTTCTTGCCGTCTACTTTTGCAGATTTAACATTCTTTAAATGCCAATTCCAATCCTCGCCCTCTTCCCATTCTGCTAATACGATATAACAACCCAATGCGCCTTTTGCCTTACTTTCTATACCTGTAGCCATTGCAATACTTTCCTTGCCCTCAACTGTCGCAGCACTTTGGTCTCCTGTGTTAGTCGCAGCACTTCGGTATCCTGTGTTAGTCGCAGCACTTTGGTATCCTGTGTTAGTCGCAGCACTTCGGTATCCTGTGTTAGTCGCAGCACTATAGTCTCCTGTGTTAGTCGCAGCACTTTGGTATCCTGTGTTAGTCGCAGCACTTTGGTATCCTGTGTTAGTCGCAGCACTTCGGTATCCTGTGTTAGTCGCAGCACTTCGGTATCCTGTGTTAGTCGCAGCACTTTGGTATCCTGTGTTAGTCGCAGCACTTTGGTATCCTGTGTTAGTCGCAGCACTTCGGTATCCTGTGTTAGTCGCAGCACTTCGGTCTCCTGTGTTGGTCGCAGCACTATAGTCTCCTGTGTTCGATTCCTTGGCATGCTCCCAATCAACTTTAGACTTTATATATTCAACTCCGGCTTTAATCAGTCCGGGAAGTCCTATCTCCACACCTATATGTATTTTAGAAGCTGCTACCTTACTATCTCTGCCATCTTCTTTATCTATTTTCCCGTCTCCGTCTACTTCGCAATATCTACTATCCGCCGGAGGATAATACTCAAATACATTCAAAGGATCTTCACAAAAATGGAATCCTTTGCTACAAGCTTTTATATTTCCTTCTTGTTCATAATCCTCGCCTGTTTCATATTGAAAACCTCTGCATTTTAAATCTTTATCAAAACCCTTATATCCTTTTATCATCTATATTTCCTCCTTGATTTTATTTTCATCACCTTCAAACGGTAAATCGCGATTTGTAACACAAGTAAACGTAAATCCTTCAACATTGACGATATATTTGTATTTAAACATTTCCGAAAAGAAGCCTTTAATTGGAACTTTGTTTGCAGTTCTGCAAATTTCTAAAAAAACATCTCCATCGAAAATTTGGAAACTATCACTATAGCTGTTGTAAGCGCATATAGAGGCTTTTTCTTCTGCTTTTAAATTGGCTTGCCTTATCGCTTCTTCAGAAACTAAGGTTGTCTCTTTTAATTCTGTAGCCGTATCTATTAATTTTTCTATATTCATAAATTATCTCCTTGATTTTTCTTACTGTGTTTTGTACAATAAAGAAAATGTTTTATTTTTTATTTGCCTGTTCCCGCAGGCTTTTTTCTTTTGTTTAGCGGTTTTAATCCTAATTTGTTTCTGTACGTTCCTACAGATGAAGCCGATACCTTCAAAACATCTGATATCTCTATGTCGTTGTAGTTATTTAGATATAGTTGAATGAAGTGTTTATCCAAGATATCTTTTACCGATTCACAACCCATTGCAGGTGTAGCGACTGACCTATATTCCTTTATTGCCTCCTCTCTTCTTTCTGCCTCTTCCCTGTCAGCCCAGCTACTACAGTTTTCTTGCCTTTCATGTAATACCATGCATTCTTTTTCTTTGTCTTCTGTGTTGTAAAAACAACTTTCGCATTCAAATATCCTTGCCATTTTACTCCTCCGGTTTCCTCCTATATGCAAGCCATGTTTTGCCGTAATCTTCATATTCAAATTCAAATCCATAGCCCGGATATCCACAGCAAAACGACTCTCCTTTTGCATAATCTGTTTGAACATGATAATATGCGGATTCAGCTTCTGAATAAGGTTTATGTCTTGTATATTCAGGCAATATCTCAATCCATACCCATTGGCGATTTTCAATATCCTTACTGATTTCTTTTAATTCTTCAATTGTCAGCGGTGGGTTTTCGTCCTTCATCCTCTTTGCAAGCAGATACATAGCGTACTCGTGTTGTTCCTGCCTTGCGTCCGGGTCATTAATAAATTCTATTAATTCCTCGGTTGTTGGTTCCGGGTTTTCGTCTGCTGCTCGGGTGTTCCAAGCGGTTATATCCTTTGTATTATTACCGATTATGATTTCTTCCGCAGTGCAATATTCGGAGTATGCAGTTACGTCGTGGCTGTAAAAATCCTCCATGACTTCCTCGTCTTGCGAATTTTTATATGTGTTCGTTGTTCTCACAAGTTCTCTCCCGCAAAACGGACATTTCTTAATCTTTTCGGTCATTGTTCATCACCTCCTTACATATATTTGCATCTACCTAATGCATATCCTTGCCTATAAGCAAGATACAATTTGTTTGTTTCTCCATTTTGATACACTTGTCCCATTTCCCAGAGGCTCTCATTCTCTCTATCTAATCGCATATCTTTAAATTCTCTTTCAAAATTAGACAATATTTCATAAAATTCTTTAGTACCTACTTGCACTGTTCATCCACCATCCAAACATCTGCCATGTGCCGTCCACCCTGTAAGGCTGTTTCTACATCCTCTACATAAACATCAATACACTTGTCCACTATCAGACCGCCTGTGTCCTCAACCGTCCTTTCCCCGATTCCGTCAATGTAGACTTTTGTGCCTACTGGCAATACATCCCAATCTGCTGCTATTGTTCTGCCCTCTTCCACCGTTGTCCCGCTTGCAGTTATACCATACTGAGGATGCCCGGGACTTTTGCCCGTGCTTTCGGGTCCGGCGGTGTAGTAGGTTATTTCAAATTCGCCTACATACTTCATTTTCAATTCTTCTTGTGTCAGATCTTCCTCTACTTCCATATGTAAAAACGCAATCTCTAACATTTCTATGTACTCCTGCTTGTCCTTTAATCGTGCAGCTTGTCTACTATTTATGTACTGTAGCTCTTCTATTTCTGCTTGTGCCGCCTTTGCATCCAATCCGGTTATTGTTAAAGCTACAAGGCAGATTATTAGGCAGGAGAGGAATATTGTTCTTTCTATCTTTAGTTTTTTAATCATAGTTCTCTCCCTTCTTTCATTGAGATTATTTGAGAAGATGCGGCTAATATCTGGCTAATTATGCCTTTTAGTTTAGTGTTTTCTACCTGAAGTTCTTCAATCTCTCTTTCCAATCTCCTACGCTCCAAAGGCGAAAATCTTTCAAGTTTAATTCCTTCGAGTTCTGCAATATGCTGCTCTGAAAATCTCGGCGCCGGTATTCCTTTACAAGGTGTTAAGACACCTTCTTTTCTCCAATTGTCTATTGTTGCTTCATTCACTTGCCAACGTTCAGCAAGGTCTTTACGTGTCAATAGTTGTGCCATTTTTACCTCCTAAATACTTTGATATTTTACGAGCATGTCCCTAATGATTGTGGTGTAAATTGCTTTTAGCTTCTTGTCCTGCTCAATTACATCAATGTTTCCAGTTTCTTTTATGACTTTCTTCGTAGCTCCGGCTTTTTCCAAACGCTCTTTTAATCTTTTAACTCTTACCCTTAAATCACAACCTGCACGAGTTTCGAGTTCTTTGTATGTGTTAACTCTTAATTTCTGATATCTTAAATCTCCAAGCTCTTCAATGATAATTTCAGACTGCGCTAATTTGTTGATTGATTCAGTTACCCATTTGCGCCAATTCTGTGTATCAACAACAACTGCATCCTGAATGCCTTTAATTTTGTCATTCGTTTGTTCAATAGCCTTTCCCTGCTCTTCAATTTTAAGCTTTACATTTTTCATTTCTTGTAAGCTTGCAATCATTATGTCCTCTATGCTTGTAGGTACAACCGGTACTTTTGGAAGTTGTTCCATTTCGTTAAACCGTTTTACGTACTTTGCTGTAAACAGTATTCCTTTTTCTCCCTGCTGTTTATTTCCTAATATCTCGCAACCCATTTTAGTTATTAAGTAACATGGATATTTACGTTTGTTATTACTTACAGTGTAAGTAGATGGAATAAAATAATCAGAAAGGTGGAAACTCCCCTTTTCTAAAGTTGGTATGATTCCAACATTTTTTCCGTCTTTTCTTCCCTCAATTTCTTTTAGCAATTCCTTATGTTCTTTACCTAACATTTCCGCTATGTCTCTGCTGTCTATTGTTTTAATTCCTGTTATTTGTAAATCATTCATTTGTTTCCTCCTTAGTTTATTTTTACATATTTTGACTTCTGTGTTATAATCTCCTTGAAAGGGGGTGATTATATGACATGGATAGCTGATATACATTTAAAATCCGGGGGCAATGTCGTTGTAGAAAATTTGGAATGCATACAAACGAAATATGATGCGGATATAAATCATGTGCCCAGAAAATATACAGATTTTAAAGATTTTATTTTTTTAAATCAAAATTTCTTATCGTTCTCCGGCAAAGATATTACGGTTACTCTGCCCGGGAACACAATAGAATACATAGTTTTAATCAGCAGAGCTTAGCGTTATTGATATTCTATTTCTAAAAGAGTGCAGTTACAGCTGTGCTCTTTTTCTATGTCTCGAATTGTGCGAACAAAATCTTTCAATTCTTCAGCTGTAGACAACTTAGCCTTAATTCTAATTTCTATACTTGACATCTTTTCCTCACCTCCTTAATTTTTATAGTGTGGATGCATATTAGTTCATCCTGCTTCGCAATCTTCCGATGTGCTGAATAGATGCTCTATGGTTTTGTCCGGAAAGAATTCATCCCGTATTGTATACATTTCTTTTCTTGTGAATTCTGAAAAACCATTCAATTTGTTATAAATAGTTTTAGATGAAGTACCTAACTTTTCGGATACATTCTTTCCGGTGATTCCTGCTTTGAGCATTTCTATTTTTAAATTTACAAACATTTAATCACCTCTTTTTACCCTGTGGGGTAATTTTGATTTGATTATATACCCTGCATCGTAATATGTCAATACATTTTTTACGCTTTAGGGTAATTTTTTTCTTTACAACGTAAAAACTTTGGTATATAATGTCTTTAATAAGTACAAGTTATATTGGAGGGATTTATAAAATGTCATTTTTAAATAAGTTAGAAAAGTTGATGTCTGATAAAGGAATAGAAAACCTAAGTCGATTGTCGCGCGAAACAGGAATACCGTATACAACAATTGACGGATTTTATAAAAAAGGAACCGAGAATATAAAACTTTCAACTTTGAAAAAATTGGCAAACTATTTTGATTGCAGCTTAGATTTTTTAGTAGATGATAATATTACAGAAGATACAGACAACGAGATCCACACCATAGCAGCGCATCATGACGGAGAAGATTGGACTGAAGAAGAGCTTGAGGATATAGAGAATTTTAAAAAATATGTTTTAAGCAAAAGGAATAAAAAGTAACTTCTCGGGGGAGGACAAGCTATGATAGCATATGAAGAACTGTTACAAGAGGCAGAAGATAACAATATCGAAGTAATAGAATTCACTTTTCGTGGCACTAATAAGGGTATGTACGCAGATGGTGTTATTGCTATTAGGAGAGACATAGAAACAGTTATTGAAAAGAAGTGCATCTTGTGTGAAGAACTGGAACATGCCTACACGACTGTAGGTGACATTACAGGCTTGGAAACTATCCAAAATCGAAAGCAAGAACAAATAGCAAGGAATCGTTCTTTTGAAAGATTGATACCCTTAAAATCGATTATAAAGGCTTCTTTTACATATTGTACAAGCTTATATGAACTTGCTGAGCATTTAGATGTAACAGAAGAATTTCTTAAAGAAGCAATTGAATATTACCAGAGCAAATACGGTCTTTACAAAGAAGTAGACAACTATTGCATATATTTCTCACCGTTGACCGTTTGCAAATATAAATATGAAAAATAAAATGAGGGGGCGTATATGAAATTTGGAGCAAGGAAGCCAAGCCTAAAGAAGAGCGTAAAAGCAAGAACAACAGGAAGATTAAAGCGAGAAATTAAAAGCGCTGTCAATCCGTTCTATGGGAAAAAGGGAATGGGATGGATTCGCAATCCTAAAAAGGCAATGTATAATAAAGTTTATAACAAAACATCGTTTAGTATATTTGATATTATAAAGAAATTATTTAAATAAAAAATAGCACCCGGTACTACTAATACCGAATGCTATTACACATCTTGTCACAAAGGACTAAATGCGTTCAAGTAACTATATTATACCATTTAATCCTTTGTGCATGCAAGGATTATTTTTTATACCCAAAATTAAAGGAGGTAACTAATGGACTACAACGTAACATACAGAAAAAAAGACAAAGGACTACAATGCATAATAAGTTATAAAGATAACCTCGGTAAATGGAAACAGAAGTCTAAGCAAGGGTTTAAAACACAAAAGGAATCCAAAGACTGGATTGAAGATATCGTTAAGGAGCTTGAAGGAACAATTAAATATATTGATCCTGATATGAAAAATATAACTCTTGATGAGTTGTTTCAGATGTTTATGAAACATGCCGAAATACATAAGGAAGCCGCAACCTTGAATAATTATGATGTCGCATATAAAAACATGGAAAAAATAAAGAGCAAAAAAGTCACTGACATAAGAGAGTTGGATGCTCAGGAGTGTGTCGATGAAATGATAAAGAAGAAAATATTGCATAGTACAGTATCAACCTATTTATCAAGGATTAATGTATTTTTCGGTTATGCAATATCTCCGCTAAGGATAATTAAAGATAATCCTTTTGCTGATGTGACCGTCCCACAAAATAAAGACTCAAAGATTAAAAAAATAAAAGCACTTACGGAATCAGAATTGAATAATTTACTTAGCAAAATAAAGCATAAGCCGTATTATGTTATTTCTTTGATAGCAGCAACCTGCGGACTTAGGATAGGTGAAATATTAGGCTTAACGTGGGCTGATATCGATGAAAAAAAATCTACTATGAGCGTAAACAAACAATGGAAGGTGGTAAAAAAGTCTCCTAAGACATACGGTTTTGGCTCTGTTAAAAGTAAGAATTCAAACAGAACAGTACCGATACCTTTAAATACAATGAAGGTTTTAATACAATACAAGAGCGATTTCCCTATTAATATTAGCGGTAGAATATTTACTTACAAAAGAACTGATTCTGCATGTACCAACTTAATAAAAACATATAAAAAAGCTGAATATGATATTTCTGTGCACGATCTAAGGCATACTTACGCTTCTAGACTCGTCGCCAATGGAGTTGATTTTAAAACTGTAGCTGAATTGATAGGGGATACTGTCCAAATGGTAATTAGTACGTATTCCCACTTTACTAAGGATATGATGGACAAAGCTCAAATAGCTGTAAATAATATTTTTTAA